ACGTTAGGAGACTATTCTTAACAGTTGAAAAAGCACTTGAATCAGTTGCAAATGCTCAACTCTTTGAATTCAACGATGAAATAACTCGTGCAAACTTCAGTAATGTGGTTGAGCCATACCTAAGAGATGTTCAGGCAAAGAGAGGACTCATTGATTTCCGAGTCATCTGTGACGAAACTAATAATACTCCTAGTGTGGTTGATAATAATGAATTCCGTGCAGACATCTTCTTGAAACCCACTAAGTCTATTAACTTCGTTACTTTAACTTTCGTTGCTACCAGAACTGGAGTCAGTTTTGAGGAAGTAACTGGAAGAGTTTAACTTTATAATTAATTACATAGGAGAAAATTAACCAATGGCCAGTTTAAAAACCATTACCCAATTTAAGTCGAGACTTGCTGGTGGCGGTGCTCGTCCTAATCTGTTTGAAGTCAACATCAATGATTTCAAATATGCAGATGCTTGGGATAACGAAACTTTTCAGTTTCTGTGTAAGACTGCTGCATTACCACAGTCTTCAATTACACCAGTTGAAATTCCTTTCAGAGGAAGAATTTTAAAGGTTGCTGGTGACAGAACCTTTGATACTTGGACAGTTACTGTTATTAACGATGAAGATTTCAAACTTAGAACTTCATTTGAGCAGTGGATGAATGGAATTAGTAAGTTAAGTGATGCTAGTGGACCTTCTAACCCTAATTCATATATGGGTAATGCGACTGTTAATCAGTTAGGAAGATCACCAGAAGGCCGTTTTGGTACTGCAGGAACAGCAGCAGGAGATAATAGTGGTGGTGGACCAACATTTGAACCACTAAGAACATATTATTTTGATGGTATCTTCCCAACAGAGGTTTCATCAATAGATCTTTCCTACGAAAGTGGTGATGCTATTGAAGAATACACTGTTACATTCCAAGTTCAGTATTGGATTGCAGGATCTAACTCAAGTTCTGGCACACCATCTGATCAAACTGGCACGGTAATAGTGTGATAAATAGTGAAATAAAGGGCATCTTAACATAAATCATGGCTAAGTTATTTGGGTTCTCGATAGAGGACAACGAACCACAATCATCAGGTATAGTCTCTCCCATTCCTCCTAACAACGAGGATGGGAATGACCATTATTTGACTAGTGGTTTTTTTGGTCAATACGTTGATATTGAAGGTGTCTATAAGACAGAATTTGAATTAATTAGAAGATACCGTGAAATGGCCCTCCACCCTGAGTGTGATAGTGCTATTGAAGATATTGTAAACGAAACTTTGGTATCGGATTCAAACGATAGTCCTGTTGAGATTAATCTTGATCACTTAAATGCAAGTGATGGAATCAAGAAAAAGGTAAGAGATGAGTTTAAGTTTATTTTAGAACTGTTAGATTTCCAATCAAAGGCTCATGAGATCTATAGAAATTGGTATATTGATGGAAGATTATACTATAATAAAGTAATAGATTTAAAGAACCCTCATGAGGGAATTCAGGAATTAAGATATATCGACGCAATAAAAATGCGTTATGTAAGAAAGCAAAAGAAAAAAAATAATGATCGTTTAGGAAATATTAATACTGGTAATCCTATGGATTATGAGTTTCCTGAGTTAGAAGAATATTACTTATATACTCCGAAGAATGTATATCCTACTGTTACTCCCTCTTCAATGGGAGGTGATCAAGGAGTTAAATTTACAAAGGATTCAATCACATATTGTACATCAGGATTAGTAGATAGGAACAAGGGGTCAACACTATCATATTTACATAAGGCAATTAAGTCACTCAATCAACTTAGAATGATTGAGGATAGTCTGGTTATCTACAGATTATCTCGTGCTCCAGAACGCAGAATTTTCTATATTGATGTTGGTAATCTACCGAAGGTAAAGGCAGAACAATATCTACGTGACGTGATGATGAGATATCGTAACAAACTTGTATACGACGCATCCACAGGAGAAGTTCGAGATGACAAGAAGTACATGGCAATGCTTGAAGATTTCTGGCTTCCTCGACGAGAAGGAGGACGTGGAACTGAAATTTCTACTCTTCCTGGAGGACAGAATCTTGGCGAAATCACGGACATCGAATACTTCAAGAAGAAACTATTCAAGTCATTAAATGTTCCTATCTCTAGAATAGAAGGAGATGGTGGATTTAATCTTGGAAGATCTTCTGAGATACTTCGTGATGAAGTTAAATTTAGTAAGTTTGTTGGACGTTTGAGAAAGAGATTCTCAGCAATGTTCAGTGACATGCTAAAAACACAATTATTACTTAAGAATGTTATTACCCCAGAAGATTGGGATGTAATGCAAGAGCATATACAATACGACTTCTTATATGATAATCATTTCACAGAACTAAAAGAGACTGAATTGCAAAATGAGAGGTTAGCTCTTCTTGGTGCAACAGAACCTTATATTGGCAAATACTATTCTCAAGATTGGGTTAGACGTAATGTTCTACGTCAAACTGATGAAGAGATTAGAGAGCAGGATGAGATGATTGAGAATGAAATTGCAGATGGTGTTATTCCTGATCCTGCAGATATGATGTTAGATCCAGAAGGAACTGGTGGAATGAGACCAATGCCAGTGCCAGAAGAAGAACCACAACCAGATGTAGCGGATGCTCCTTTGAGATCTAGTGCTGTAGATACTGCAACCACTAGGGATACAATAAACCAACTTCCAACACCGAAGGGTGGAGAAATATAAATACAACTAGTTAACATTTGATTAATACTTAAAATGGATGAATTAATGGATATGATTGGTGCTGATGAGTCTGCAGCTCAGGTAACTGACAAAATTAAAGACTTATTATATGCTAAATCAGGTGAAAAGGTTGATGCATTTAGACCTTATGTGGCTAATTCACTTTTTGGTGATCAAGAAACCGAAATAGATGATGAAGAACAAATTGAAACTGAAGCTGAACTTGAGGTTGAAGAACCTGAAGAAGAGGCAGAAGAATAACTACTAAATAACTATTAAATGGACTTTAAAGAATAATGGCACATAAACCCGTAGTTGGAACAGGGATGTCAGTAGCGACGAGCAAAACGTCAACTGCTACAACATCATTTGCAATTGAATCACAATATGTGAGATTGACTCCTATAAGTGTAGGAGCACATGTTTCCATTTCACAAACTTCATTATCACCGACTGCTACAGATGATGATTACTTCATTCCTGCAGGAACTTCGGATACTCTTACATTGCAAAGATATTCTTGTGCAGTGGCAGGTGTTACAACAAGTGATACGGCAACAATCATTGATTGTCCTGAAGGAATGCAAGTTCCATTTAGTGTTGGTAACTATGTAAGTTTCAGGGCTGGTATTGCTACAATGCCTGACTTTGATTTTAACCATGCAGAAGTTACTAGTGTTGATACAACCAATGGGGTCAATGGATATCATCAGACTCGATTAACATGTAATGCTAATACTGGTGGAATCATGACATCATATGCTGGACAAGCAAATACGGGTGGAACTTTATATTCATCCGCAAGAATTGCATATAAAAGCGGGGGTAACCCTGGCGGTGGACTTCATATTATCCAAGTTCAAACTACAGGGGATGCCTGATGAAACTTATTAGAGAAGAAATCGAAAGTGTAGAATTTCTCGTTGAAAATCGCAACGGCAAGAAGTCTATGTATATTGAAGGGGTATTCCTTCAAGGAAACATTAAAAACCGTAATGGTAGAATGTATCCGATGGAAACTCTTCGTAAAGAAGTTGGACGTTACAATGAGAATCACGTTCAATCAGGAAGAGCACTTGGAGAATTGGGTCATCCCGATACTCCCACGGTGAATCTCGACAGAGTTTCTCATAAGATAGTATCACTTAAAGAAAGTGGTTCTAACTTCATTGGTAAGGCCAAGATTCTTGGTACACCAATGGGTAAGATTGCTTCTTCTCTCGTTGAGGAAGGAGTAAAACTTGGTGTTTCATCTCGTGGTATTGGTTCATTGAAACCAACTCGTGAAGGTGTAAACGTAGTGGGTGACGACTTTATGTTAGCAACTGCTGCTGACATCGTTGCTGATCCTTCTGCTCCCGATGCATTTGTTGAGGGGATTATGGAAGGAAAGGATTGGGTATGGGATGGAGGTATTTTGCGTGAGAAGTTCGCAGAAAACACCTATAAAACCATCAACACATTGGTTGATCAGAAAGCATTAGACGAGAAAAAACTCTCGTTATTTAATGATTTCTTATCAAACATATAAAACTTCTAAATAAATATAGGTTTTAATTACAGGAATTCGGAGAGTTACCAAAATGTCTCGTGGCACAAAATTACAAAGCATGGAAGAGGCTGTAACCCAATCTAAAACTGCGGTTAATGCTAACGCAAAGCCAGCAGAACCAATGGGTAAGTTACAGAACGTTCCTCAAGGACTTACACCAATAGAGGACTTGGGTGGACCAACACCTGAGAACTATAGTCCTACCAATGATTCAGCAAAGCTGAAGCCAGCGGCTGGTACTCTTAAACAGGTAAAGGATGTGGTTAATAAGAACGCAGTCAAGGCAGAAGAAGTCGAGACTGAAGAACCAACAATCTCCGAAGCAGAAGGTGCTGAAGAAAAAGAGGAGAAGATGAAGAAAGATGATGATCTTTTCGGAGCTCCTAACAAGAAAAAAATGAAGAAAGAAGACATCGAAGTAGAAGAGTATGACATGGAAGATGATGTCAATGCACTTCTAGGCGGTGAAGAACTTTCAGAAGAATTTAAGGCAAAAGCAAAGACAATCTTTGAAGCTGCCATAAATGCAAAGGTTTCTGAAATTCGTGCTACTATTGAAGAGGAGCATGAGGCAAGAATCGCTGAAGAGATTGCCGAAGAAAAAGAAGCACTTCAAGAACGTGTAGACTCTTATCTTGAGTATGTCTCAGATGAGTGGATGGAAGAGAACCAACTCGCCATCGAGCACGGTCTTAAGACTGAACTGACTGAATCATTCCTCTCAGGAATGAGAAGTCTTTTTGAAGATAATTATGTAACTATCCCTGACGACAAATATGATGTGCTAGAAAGCATGGTAGAAAAATTAGATGATATGGAAACCAAGCTCAATGAGCAAATAGAAAAGAATATCGGTTTAAACAAGAGACTTTCTGAGTCTGTTGCTGATGGTATCCTTGAATCTGTTTCTGATGGCCTTGCTGCCACTCAGAAGGAGAAGCTCGCTTCACTTGTTGAAAGTGTAGAGTTTGAAAGTGAGACAGAGTATCGTAATAAGTTGGAGACACTTAAGGAATCTTATTTCCTTCTCC